TAAATTCATATTCCCAATACCATTTACCACTAGAAACACCTATTGTTCCTATTGTTCCATATCTAGTTCCGCTAGCAGTATCAAATGTTGCTGATAAGTTAGCTTGAGATAAAGTTACACCTACAGAACCAACTAATGGACTCCATACAGCATAATTAGCCACAGTCGCACTTGTATTAGTAGGAACATCTAACATAGCATCATAGGTTGTGCCTGCTGTTAAGCTAATGTTGTTAGTTGTCCAATTGTTACCGTTAGGTGAACTATCGTAGCCTAATGTTGTAGTAGATGTTGTGTTACTAAATGTTAGGTAGAAACCGTTAGTTCCGTATGTGCCTTTATATTGAATTGGTTTCCATACACCATTAGCGTCATTATTGCCAAAGTAATATGGTTCTAGTGCTTGACCGTCAATGAAGTTAATGTCAGTCATGTAACCGTCATAGTAATAGCTTGTTCCGTCATAATAGCGACCAATAGAACCGCTATTTCCAGATGCAACCATTCTTAAAATTGTGTTTTGAGTTGGATAAGTTGATGTGCTAAACGCAGTTACTTGGTTACCATTAATATATAATTTAATTCTATTAGCTGCTACAGCTTGAGTTGTATCTACTGAAACTACTATATGATACCAAGCAGAAGGGTCACGAAAAACTTGCGTTGTTACTAAATTACAGTTTAAAGAAGTTGGATAATCAAGAATGACTAAAGCGTCTGCACTAAAATAAATTCCACCTTGATTATTTGTTGCACTAAAAGCATGTTGTATTCCATATAGTCCAGAACCAAGCGCTCCACGTTTAACCCAACCACTCCATGTCCAAACTTTTCCATCAGTTGGAGTTCCTAAAGTTCTATTTAAATAAGCACTAGCACTACTTCTAAACCTTAAAGAATTGTTTAGGTTATTAGTAAGTGGTGTTAAAGCACCTGTAGCTGTAAATGTGTGGATAGTATTACCACCTGATGATGTGACTAGACCACCGTTAAATACTTGTGAGCCAGCGTATGAGATGATAACGATACCTGAATTTCCGTCAGAACCTCTATTATCACGACCACCTCCACCACCTGAACCTGTAAAAGGAGTTCCTGATGTATTATTATTTGATGATGCAGATGAGCCATTTCCACCCACTCCACTACCACCTGAAGCTCCTGTAGTTGAACCACCTCCGCCTCCGCCACCTGCGTAAAATAAAGATGTTCCTGTAATTGATGATGAAACACCTAAACCGCCAGCACCTCCTGTGCCACCTGATGCGTTTCCACCAACTCCTCCAGCACCACCTCCGCCTCCGCCTGAAGCTCCTCCTGAACCTGTTCCATTACCACCATTATTACCTTGACCTGAAGTGCCAGCACCTCCTGCTCCACTTGAGCCAGGAACACCACCGCCACCACCTGAACCACCACTTCCACCTGCTATGTCAGCACCACCTCCACCGCCACCAATACAAGTAAATGTAGTTAATCCTGTGCCACTTAAAACTGTATTTGAACCTGAACTTCCTCTAACATTTGTTGCTGCATTTCCACCTGCTCCACCAGCACCAACTGTTACTACATAAGTTGCGCCTGCATAGATAGTTGTAGAACCTGTAAGTAAACCTCCTGCACCACCTGCACCATAACCACCACCTCCACCACCACCAGCCACTACTAAATAACTAGCTGTTACAGGTGTAAGAGGGCTTAATGTGCCTGAAGATGTGAATGTGTGTATTTGGTTACCACCTGAAGTAGTAAGAGTGCCACCTACGAATAAAGGTGTAGCAGATGCGTAAGATATGATGACTATGCCTGAACCGCCTGCGCCGCCACTACTTCCTGATCCGCTTCCTGATCCGCCACCTCCACCACCACCACCTAAATTGGCTGTTCCTGAAGTTCCTGAATTTAATGATCCATTGCCACCGCCACCTGAACCACCTGTTCCAGCAGTTCCAGGTGTGTAAGCTCCACCGCCTCCACCACCAGCGTAAGTTACGCTTGAACCTGATATAGATGACGCAGAGCCTGCACCACCATTACCACCATTATTTCCTGATCCATTAGAGCCTACTGCACTTGCACCACCACCACCACCTGCACCATAAGTTGCGCCTGTAGAAGACGAACTACCTCCGTTATTACCTTGTCCTGATGTTCCTGCTCCACCTGAAACAGTTGCAGTTCCTGATGTTCCCGCTCCGCCACCTGAACCACCAGCTGCACCTTCATTTCCTGAAGCTCCTGATTTACCACCTCCGCCACCACCAATTGATGTAATGGTAGATAAACCTGCTCCTGAAATAACTGAATTAGCTCCATTACTTCCTGTTGCAGGTGTTCCAGCTGTTGCTCCTGAACCTCCTGCACCTACTGTAATAGTATATGTATTAAGAGTTGATAAAGAAAAAGTAGATGTTTGATATCCTCCAGCACCGCCACCACCTGTTCCGCCATTATAAGTGTTTGCATTACTGCCGCCGCCACCACCTCCAGCTACAGCAAGATAAGTAGCAGAAACACCGCCTTTTTTGGAAAATACACCAAAACCTCTAGCTGCCTCTACTGCTATTCTTGATAATAGTGACATTAACTATTCCTACTTAAATTGTGTTTGTGATGCAAATACTGTGAATGTAGCTGAACCTGTTTTAACAATAGTATATGAGTAAGCGTCTATTCCTGAAGCATTACCACTTGACCATGCTGTGCCACCTTGATATTTAGGTGTAATAGAGTTTCCGTCAATAGTGACTGCATTATTATAGTATGCAGTTGCACCTTGTGATACTAGGAATACAACAGTCATTGATTGACCTGTTGACATAGCTGTGTTTAAAGACGTGCCACTTGAAGCTCTAAAGTTTACAGTCCAATTAGCTGAAGCGTTAGTTGTATAGTAAAGAACTGATTGTGTGGTTACATCGTAGTTAATTGTGCCTGTGGCTGCAGTTGCTGATACTGTGACTACTTCAGCTGCGTTTGTAAATACCGCTGCTAATGTGCTAGATGACCCACTAAATGTTTGAGCCGCAGTAAATGTATTAGCTACGTTAGTGACAGGAATATTAGCCGCAGCCAATGATGTTGCACCTGTGCCGCCATAAGCAGTTCCTACAGGGTTTGTTGGTGTCAAGCTAGTTGCTGTTAAAGCGCCTGTGCTTGGATTAAATTGGAATTTAGTAGAGCTTACAAATTCAGTTGTTAATGATCCTGTGGTAACTGAAGTAAATAGTGGGTATCTTGTAGCGTTTGTGGTTGTATCATCAGTAATAGCTAGTCCTGTGCTTTCAATCGTAATAGAACCTGCGCCATTTGTAATAGATATGCCTGAACCTGCTGTTAAAGTAGCGTTTTTCCAATAACCTGCCACAGCGTCATAGATAATAGTTTGACCTGAAGCTAATGAGCTAAATTGAACGTTTGAGTCTGTGCCACCTAATTGTGATCCTGGATTAAGTCTGATTGCAATAATACCGCCACCTGACGAATTACCATTAATTACGGCTGCTACTTGAGCTTTAACGTTAGGTGCAGTAGGTTTGGTAGCTGTATAACCGCCTGTAACAGCAGGGTCATACCAAAGTATTTCACCGTCACCAATACCTGAAGTGTTGACGTTTCTTAATACACCGACTGTTTGAATTAAGCCAAAGCCATTTAAAGCTATGTTTTCAGCTGCTATACCTACAATGTAAGTTCCGTCAGTAATACCTGTTGCTGGTGCTGCGGTAATAACGCCTGAAGCGCCAACAGAGCCTGTAAACATACAAACTTGGCCTTTAGTAATAGCGCTTGAAGCTTTTGCGTAGTAATACTGATCCTCGCCTATGTGTTGAGTTACATTTCCGCCAATCATGCCTAAAGCAAGCGTATTACTTGTGTTATCCCAACCTAATTGACCAGCAGTTAATGCTGTTGCGTAAGAAGTATTAAATAATATGTAATTTGGTGTTGAAATAGCGCCTGTGATACCTGATAAAGACGTAATGTCTGAATTAGCGCCTGAATTAGCCTTGTTATTAAACGTATTCCAATCGGTTGATGATAAATAACCGTTTGTAGAGGTTGTAGCTTGGGTAATACTAATATTAGGTGTAGCACCACCACTTGAAGATAAAGGTGCAGAAGCTGTAACAGATGTAACACCACTTGAAGCTGGCGCAGCCCATGAAGGCACGCCTGCGGCTAAAGTTAAAACATAGCCATTAGTGCTAGGTGCTAAAAATGTTGTAGCGCCTGGGCCTGATTGGTAAGGTAATGAGCCTGTTACACCGCCTGCTAAATTAGTGGCTGTCGTAGCTGAACCTGCTGTTGTTGCAGTTGCAGCGTTACCTGTTATATCGCCTACAATTGGAGTTGATACAGTTAATCCTGTTAATGTGCCAACGGTTGTGATTCCTGTGTAAGAACCTGATAAATAGCTAGAACCAATAGTTCCGCTTGTAATTTGTGAGCCTGCAATAGATATATTTGATTCAGATAGTGAAGTTAATTGACCTTGTGCGTTAACTTGTGCAGTTAAAGTCTTACTTGATGAACCGTAAGAACCTGCAGTTACACCTGTGTTTGTAATAGAAAATTGTGTGCCAATTAATGTTAATCCTGTTCCTGCTGTATAACCTGCTGCAAATGATAGGTTAAAGAATTGGAGTGGCGTAACACCTAATGTGCCTCCAGGTTGAGCCGTGCAATACCAAGCTGTTGTGGCTTGACCGCCTGATTCAATATAAATAATAGCGCCTTCGTATTCAGCCCAAGTATCAGCACCTGGCGCTCTAGACCATGGGCCACTTGATACGATATAAATGCCATTTTCAGATAAAGTTGATTGGTCTTTAACTAATACTGTGTTTCCTGCTACAAGAGGCACGGTATCAATGGTTTGTAGGCCTGAAAGCGTAATATTTACGGTTGTAGCTGCATTTGCTGGTGGTTTCCAAGAAGCGCCTGCGACTGCATAGTCTACATATTGTTTATTTGCAATATCAGTAGAACCTGTTGGAGTAGCGTCTACTTGACCTGATAAAAAATGACCTGTAGAAGGCGTTGTAGCACCAATAGTCGTGCTATCAATCGTGCTATTAGTAATGTGTAAGCCTGATTGATTAGGATCAATGGTTGCAAAGAATGGCTTGTTCTGCCCAATAAACTCAATAAAATCGCCTGTAACCGTAAAATAGGCTTGAACAGGCAGTAAATTCTGAACAGATGATTGAGCAGGACTAGTCATATATTTCCTTAAGATTGATCGCCAACAGGGGTTACATAAAGAGTTGTTGTGTCAGTTCCACCACAAATTGCAGTGACTTGGAACGGAGCTGCAGGAACTGCAATTACCATAGGGAGTATCATATTAGCTGGTAAAACAAAATCACCTGGTGTGCCTGCTGTTGGAAATACTGAAGCTGGAGCAGTAGGTAAATTTGAAACAGTAACAGCACAAGCTTTAGTGCCAGCATTGATAAATGCAGCATAATTAACTTGGTCGTTAGTGTTTGGAGTAATAGTAATTGAAGTTGATGATGTAGCTGTAACAGCAATCACAGAGGTTTTTCCTGCTGGTCTTATAACTGTGGTATTAGCCATGATTGTTTCCTTGAATTAATTAAATTATAAACTTTAATAGAAAAAAAGCCATTAGAAATTTAATGGCTTCTTCTCATTATTGCATGCTTACGGATTTTGTTGTGTTAAGTCGTAGCCATAAACATACACATCAAATGTTGCAGCCGCACCTTGTGCAGTTCCAACGTTAACGTATAAGTTTTGAGCTGTTTGAACAGCTGTTGAAGCTACAGTTCTTTCTGACACAACAGTAGGGCCTGTTAAAGCAGATAAAGCTGCGTTTGCAACAATTGCTGTGCCACCTGCTGCTGGCGCAGTAAATAAACCTGCTGCAGCTGTAGTTAGGCTAATTGAAGCGTTTGTGATAACAACATTTTTTACAGAGTAAGATGTTGAGTTAATGATAGGTAATACTGTGTCACCTGTTACATTAGCATTAACACCTTGATAAACAGCTAACAAACGAAGCGCTTGGTTGGTTCCAACGAGCTGCGGATGTGAGCTTTGGGTCACTGCTGGGCCTGGATTTGCCATAATAAATTTTCCTTTTCTGTTTGATTAATGTAGGGGACTTTTACATCCCCTAACCGTTACATTACTTAAGCTGCTACTCGGCAAGCTAACTCTGGGTAGAGTGGCGCCCAACCGTATAACACATCAAGACGTGTAGGAATTGAGTCATTGTTAATAGTGTATTGACGAACTACACGCATTGAAAGACCAATTTCCTTGTCAGATGCACGACCAGCAAAATGAACACCGTCAGGCAATTCAAGATCAGCCATAGCTAATGTGAACGCATTTCTGTGCATAATGATATTTTGTGGTGATGTAACACCTGTGTTATTGAATGGAGTAACAGTTTGTGAACCTGTTGATGTTACAACTACGTTTTGGAATTGACCTGCTGTAATAACAGCTGGTGAAACGTTAACTGTAGCTGTGCCACCTGAAGTAATTGTTACAGGTGAATTTACAACGAAGTTACGAAGCTTACCGTATGATTGACGGTTTTGTGGGTTAGCACCAAACACGCCAGCAATAGTAATTACGTCACCTTGGTTGAGTGAAGCATTAGCAGTAGCTGCACCAATAGTGATGTTAGAGCTTGAAGCCCAACCACTTGTTAGGAAGCCTGTTGCTGTTGTAACGTTACATGATAAAACAGATGTTGCATAAGAACCAAATGTTTGTGAAACAACGTTTTGGTCTAATTTCCAATTCATACCACCTGAATCACGACCCATTAAACCTTTGGTGTATTGATCAGAGATAGTTGTTTGTGGATTGAAGATACCTTTTAAGCTGTCAACAATAGTTGCAGATGTAAATGGTTCAACGATACATGATCTACGGCCATCACGTGGAGCGCCTTCAGAGTCAAGGTAAGCTTGACCTGTTAAGAATGTGATTAAACCTGTAGGTGCTACGCCAGCAGTGCCAACAATGTTAGCAGTGTTGTTTTTAGCAGTTACAAGACCGTCACGATCAATCTTATTCGCAATCGCTGCAACAGCTGGTTTTAATACGCGGTCACTAAACATGTCTAAAGACAATGCTAGGTCTTGTGTAGTAAATTGTGTGTCAACGTGGAATTGTGTTGATAAAGTAACAGGAACTGAAGTTTCATTGAAGTCTTCAACGTTAAGAGCTGGGCCTGTTGTGCCGATGAAACGACCAGGACGTCTTACGTTAACTGTGTTACCAATTTTTGCACCAACAACAGCAAATTGGTCGTCATAGTTACGATCAACTTCTGATGTAAATGTTAATTCGTTTTCCAAGACCATTAACGCTTCGTTAGTGATCTTGCTAATGGTTAGTAAATTATTAGCCATGATATTTCCTTATTTAAGAGTTTAATATCCTGCTACCTTACTCTTCCTGCTTTCCGAGCCTCACGCCATTGTTGATAAGTGCCATGAAATTCACCATTGGTGTCCACGCCAACATCAGCAACTACGGAACTCGCTTTAATAGGAGTTATAGGTGCAGGTGCTTTACTGCGTGCAACTTGAGGTTTTTGTTCAGCTTCAGATTTAGGCACTTCTTTTGTGACTGCTTTTGCCTCAAACTTGGCTTCCAATTTTCCAATTTCACGAAGGGCTTTAACAGGACTAGACGAATTAAGCACATCTACTAGCTCAGGATTTTCTGCTAAATGATATAGGATTCTAGGGCCTACATCGGATTCCACAATCGCATCTCTGATAACATCGCTCACTTGAACGTCTGCTGCCGAGGCAATCATTTCATCATAATCAGGTAAATCCGCCTTAATAGTTGCTTCGCGTTGCTTCCAAGATTCTGCCAATTTTTGACGTTCCTCTTGAGCTTTACGTTCTGCATCTTGCTTTTCTTTGTTCAGTATAGCTTGTTCAGCACTCCATTCAGCTAATGCTTCAGCGTATTCAAACGCGTCATTAAACTGACTAGGCTGTGGCTTTACGTTTTCCTCTACAGGTTTTGGTTCAGCCTTTCCTTCTAGCTCTGCTATACGACTTTCTAACGCTTCACGAGCCTCACGTTCACGAGCCGCTTCTTTACGCGCCTCTTCACGTTGCTTTGTTAGCTCTGAAAATCGCTTTTCAAGCTTTGGATTTGGTTTCTTTTCCTCTGTTGCTTTTGTTTCTGTTTCAGTTGTTTCTGGTTCACTCTCAACTTCAGCTTGTTCCGTTGGCTCTGTTGTAGCAACTTCCTCTTTAGGTGTTTCTACTTCAGCCTCAATCGGTGCCTGTTCAGCTAAACCCAACTTATTTGCGTAGAACTCCTCTGCGTTTGCAGAAGTGACTACACTTCCTGCTTCTTTTTCTGACATGGAATACTCCAAGATTTTTACCCAATGAATCCATTGGTAGATTGTTGCTTTATACTACAAAACTACTTATTTATCAATTGTTACTTAAACAGCTCGTTCTATTGTTTCAGCGTTGACAAGCTTTGCGTTCTCGCCATTCATCCTTGCCAATAAGAGAGCAACCGTTGCTTTAAGCTCTTCAATTTCAATTTTAGTTTGGTTATCAATGTCTGTGTCACGTCTACGAGTTTCTTCACGAACTTCAGTATCGTTTGCTTTAGCTGTGACATCCATGAGCTTACGTTTAGTTTCTGCATCTTGTTTGACTCCTTCAATATCTTGACGTTGTTTAATAACCATTTGCAACTCTTGAACCGCTTGTTGTAGTTGTTGGTTTTGAGCTGATAGTTGTTGTAATTCCATTTGCACTCTTGGTGGCACTTTAGACTTGTCATCCACTTTGGCTAATGGGTTGTTTACGGCTAAACGATCAGCAATCGTATCAGCGCCTGGAAAATCCATGTTTCTAACTAATAGGTCACCAGCTTGTTGGATCAGTGTTGGATCGGCTGCAAATAAAGCCATCATCGAATCTACTGCTTCTTGGCGTTTAGAGTTATAACCTGGGCCTGTATCCATCACAATATCGTATTCACCGACTGTGACGTCATTTAGTATGCGATCAATGCCTTCTTCGTCTTGACCATATTGATTGATAGTCAATATTTCAGGTTTGCCGTCATCACCAATAATACGCATGACACGTTCTTTGTCATAGATTTTAGGTATTAAGTCTAGAATAATACGGCCTGTTTGACGAATAGAGCGAGTTAAGTTGTCATAGTAGTGGAAGTTAGTCATATCCACTTGTTGTTGCTGACCTTGTAATGCTTTACCTGATAAATTACCTGTAGGAAGTTGAGCTGGGTCAAATATACCGACTACTTGCATTAAATCAGTAGTCATAGATTGAGCTGCAGCCATAACGCCTGTTGGTGGTGGTTCAGGTTGTAATCTTTGTGGCACAGGCGCTGGTTTGCCATCAATGTCTGTTTGTTTATAGCGTAGAACAGGCATAGATTTGATGTTAGCTTGCGCCCATTCGTTCTCGTGGCCTTCATCTTGTCCTTCAGCCAATAGCCATTTAGCTTTAGGTGCTAATGCAACTGACTCGGTAAGAGAAGTTTGCCAAAAGTTATACATTCTTTGTGGGTCTTTAGCCATACGAACTAGGCCAAAGCGTTTCTTTTTAGCCTCTACAACGGTTTCTTGACCATAAACAGGCACGATTGGGATATATTTACCAGCCCACTCGCCCTCTTCTAACACTTGCATAGCGGTCAATTTGCACCATTTGATCTGTTTTTTATAGGAATCACGTTTATCCAAGATTGTGATACCTGAAGCGTCTAATACTTCTTGTGGTGGTAAGTCTGATTCCTCAACGCTTGTGCCATCTGATAGTAAACATAGCTTAATAGCCTTGCGTTCTGTGTAGAAATATTCAGCTAAACGGATGTCCTCTTTCATAATCCATTCTGAATTTTGGTCACCTGTGCCTCGCATAGTAAAACCTTGGTCTATCTCGGCATTTGGATACATTTTCTTAAATACTTTTTTAGGAATGACTGTGGTAATCAATACCTTTTCAGCGTCAGAGCCGTCAGGTTGAGAGGAATTAGGGTCAAAATAGACAGTAAAAGGATTATCTATCTGTTCGATGTATATATCTTGGTCAAACGAATCATCTCGTGTGTATTTAGTAGTAACGCGCCAATATCCCCAGCCCATTCTTACAGCAAAGTCACCTGCTTTGTCATAGGCTTGGTCGGCGTCTGATTGCACTTCAATATGACGGCAAATACCTTGTATGATTTGCGCCATTTTTGCGTCTGATTCTGTATTCATGCCATGCACTTTAATGCGTGGTCTTTGTTGCCTCATTTGATTGGTAATTTGACGGCAGTATGCGTCAACTTTATTGACTGTTAAACATGGTCTAGCTTCAAGCACTCGGCTATTTTGGATTTCAACAGGCCATTGATCACCTGCTGCGAACTTTAAGTCCTCTAATGCTTCTGATCTATTCATCTGATCAGCTTCATTTGCAAATTGTAAGAATTGGATTGCGTCTGCAATACGTGGATCGTTATCGACTGCTTCGGTTTTTTTCTTTGCCATAAGTTATCCCATCCAGCTTGCGCCAGGCGTAATTATTTGTTTTTGAGCTTTGCGTTCTTTTTTGTCACTAATCATAAGTCCTATGTATCGGAATGCGTCAGCACCATGAGAATACACGTCATGGAGTGGATTACGACTAAACTGACCTGTATCAGGGTCGACTTCGTATCTATAATGACGTAAGCATTGTAACCCATCCGCGCAATTTTCTCTATCGAAATAACAAGACGAGAATATAGTTCGTGCAGCGTTTATAGAATCAACCACAGGAACGCGAGGCAGTATGTTTGTTTTATAGCCTGCTGCTCTTACTATGTCATCAATAGACCTGCCGTTTGACGCTATGTTTTTACTTTCAGCGTCATGTGGTAAATGAATTGTATCGTAAAAATAGCCTAGTTTTTGCATTTCCTGCAAATAATGGCTCATGGTTTTTTGCGTATCTTGCAAATAACGTATTAGACGTGTTTCCATACCAATGAATTGCACAAACCAAATAGCTGTGTGATCAGCCCAGCCTAAATCAAATACAGCGTGAACAGGCTTGGTAGCGTCATAAGGCACACGAGTGATGCGGCCTTGTAGCTCGGCCATGTTCATTTCATTGGCAAATATAGCACCGTCAACAGTTAAGCGGCACAAACCCTCCCACACGTTGTTATAGGCCTGTAAATCTCGCGCCTGGAGCGCATCTTTTTCCAAGCGTAGCGTTTCAGGAAACCATGGGTTGTCTTGCCAATTAATCTTTTGAATGATTGAATCTTCAGGTGGGTTGACTACAAAGCGTTGATAGGTTTCGTCTGTTTCTAATTCAGGGTTGAAAGTGATCCATATTTCTGATTGTTCTTTACGGATAGTCGGTATAAGCACGTTCCATGAGGTTTTAGATACGGTTTGCGCTTCCTCTACCCAACACACATCTATACCTTCAAAAGACTTCACATTCGCTATGTTGTTTTTTAAGCCTACAAAGGCAAACTCTGTGCCGTTACGACCACGGATAGCGTTTTGTGTGATTTCATAGAAAAAGGATAGGCCAAGTGCATCTATTTGGTCGGACAATAGCTTATGCACCGAGTCTTTCATAGAGGTCATAAACTCTCTAGCGCATAGCACACGTTTGACGTCTTTAGCGCCTAATAGTAATAAAGCGCGAGCCACTCCCCATGACTTCGCCCCTCCGCGACCACCGTATAAAATACGATAGCGTGAGTGTGCAGGTTCAAACAAACACGATAGCTTTTCAGGGAAGGCAGCGTTGCCTAATGCTTCTTTAAGTTGTTGATCCATCGCCTGGTTTTACAAAGGTAATCTGTATGCCTTCTAACGGAGTGCCGTCAATATTACCTACTTTAGTCGTATTGGTCTCTCCCCAACCCATTTGTGCTTTAGTCCACCATATAGCTGCGGTTGTGTCGCCTGATACGGCTTTATTGTATAAAGATTTTGCTATTTGAGCCGACGCAGTAGCTTTACCCACAGCCAACTCTTTTTCATAGTGTTTGCGTAAGGTGACGTCGGAAATACCAAGTAGTGCCGCTATTTGAACTTGAGGCAAACCTAGTCCTGAAGCGCTTAATACTTGCTCTCTTGTCTTATCTGTCGGAACGT